TGGGATAAGAATATCATTGTCCATCAGAAGAAAAATAATGAAGGCAGAACCATCGCCGGCGCCTATGTGAAAGAACCTAATCCAGGTAAGTATGATTGGGTGGTGAGTTTCGACGCCGCTTCACTATATCCTAGCATCATCATGCAATATAACATGAGTCCTGAAACAATGGTGACAGGGCTCACCTTAGATATGAATCCTGATATGCTACTTTCAGGTGAGATGGCACACACAGAGTCATTGAGTGAGCACAATGTGGCCATGGCGGCAAATGGCTATTGTTACACACATGAACATCAAGGATTGTTCCCTGAAATTGTGGAAAAGATTTTCACAGAACGTGTGTTCTACAAGAAGAAAATGATTGAAGCACAGAAGGAGTATGAAAAGACGAAAGATGTGGACCAGGTGAAGCTCATCAGCAAGTACAACAACATTCAGATGGCTAGAAAGATTCAGTTGAACAGTTTGTATGGTGCCTGGGCCAATCAATACTTCCGATTCTATGACGATAGAATTGCCGAAGGCATCACATTGACTGGTCAGTACATCATTCAGCATGTGGGTCGTGCTTTGAATGATTATCTGAATAAGGTGTGTGACACAGAGGGTGTGGAGTACACATTCTATTCTGACACAGATAGCTGTTACATCACATTGGATCGTTTGGTACAGAAGCACTTCTCACAGTTGGATAAGAATAAGGTTGCTGATGTAATTGATAAGTTTTGTAAAGATAAAATCTCTAAGGTACTATCTTCTGCTTGTGAACACATCATGCATTCTACAAATGGCTATGTGTCCAAGATGGAATTCAAGCGAGAAGTGATTGCTGACCGCGCCATATGGGTGGCCAAGAAACGGTATGCCTTGAATGTCTATGACAGTGAAGGTGTTCGATACAAGGAACCCAAGTTGAAGGTGCAGGGTCTAGAAATTGTTCGAAGCAGCACGCCTGGCAGTGTTCGCCAATATCTTCGTGATGCCGTAAAGATGGCGTTAACCAGTACACAGGATGAGATTCAGGAATTCATTGCTGAATTGGAGAAGAAGTTCCATCAGATGACGCCGGAAGAGATTGCCTTTCCGAGAAGTGCCAACAATCTCGCCAAGTACCATTCAGGAGCTACTATCTATAGTAAAGCGACACCACTTCACGTTCGAGGCGCCTTGTTGTATAACCACCATATCAAGGCGAAGAAACTGGACAAGAAGTATGAGTTGATTAAAGAAGGAGATAAAATCAAATATCTGTATTTGAAGGAACCCAATCCCATCAAGGAGAATAGTATCGCCTTTATCTCAACCTTTCCAAAAGAACTTGACTTATACAAGTATGTTGATTATAATACAATGTTTGATAAAAGCTTTTTAGAACCGATGCGAACCATTCTAGATTGTATGGGATGGAACACAAGTAAAGTTGCCACTCTAGATGATTTATTTTAAGGAGATGTTATGTCATTAATAAACAAGTTGCGTAAGAATTCCACAATTCGTGAAACTGAAGTACTAACTGATAGCAAATTTTTCACAGCCAAGGATATGATTCAAACACCTGTGCCTATGATTAATGTGGCACTCTCAGGACGTTTGGATGGTGGGCTGACACCTGGCTTGACGGTGTTCGCAGGTCCTAGCAAGCACTTCAAGACCGCCTTTGCCATGTTATTGGCCAAGAGCTACTTGGAGAAATATGAAGATGCTGCCATTCTGTTCTATGACTCAGAGTTCGGCGCTCCGGCTGGATATTTCAAGAGCTTTGGTATTGACACAGACCGAGTGATTCACACCCCCATCACTGACATTGAACAACTGAAGCATGATTTGATGTCACAAATCAACAACATTGAACGTGGCGAGCACGTGATTGTGATTGTAGATTCTGTAGGTAACCTGGCATCACGAAAGGAAGTGGAAGATGCTTTGGATGGCAAGAGTGTAGCAGACATGACACGTGCCAAGCAGCTGAAGAGCTTGTTCCGTATGACCACCCCTCACTTGACCATCAAGGATATTCCCATGGTGGTGGTGAATCACACCTACAAAGAAATTGGTATGTTCCCCAAGGACATTGTGTCTGGTGGTACTGGCATCTACTATTCTGCTGACAACATCTTCATCATTGGTCGTCAACAGGAAAAGGATGCTGATGGTCTGACAGGTTACAACTTCATTATCAATGTTGAGAAATCTCGCTTCGTTCGTGAGAAGAGCAAGATTCCTGTGGAAGTATCATTCGAGGGTGGCATCAGCACCTGGTCTGGGCTTCTGGATGTGGCATTGGAATCTGGTCACGTGGTGAAGCCTCAGAATGGTTGGTATCAGAAGAAGGGTGAGGAGAAGAAGTATCGTCAGAATGACACATACACGAAGGAGTTCTGGATGCCCATCTTGAAGGAAGTGTCATTCCAGGATTGGATCAAACAAAACTATGCCATTTCAAACACATCTCTAGTGGCAGAGTTCACAGATGAGATGATTAATGAGGAGTACGACAATGCCTAATTACGTAATTCAAAAAAACCCAGCTGAGAACCCTGTTTACCCAGATGCAAATGCTGACCATTTCATTGAATTGAACGAGGGAGAATTTACAGGTGTACATTTCAATTTTGGAAAAATTGAATTCATGGGTGAGGACGAGGATGGAAATGGAAAAATCAATTTCGATTATAACTTGTTATTCCTCCCAGAACATATTAAGTTAGAAGAAAGCAAGAATGCAATTGAAGAGGAACTAGGAAAGGTACTACAACATATCCTTGAAAACATGGCGGCGAATAATGAAACTGGAACTAGTGATACTGAATCAACTACTGAAGGACGAGGACTATCTGAGGAAGGTGATACCCTTCCTGAAGGATGAGTATTTCACAGACTGGGCTGAACGGAAGGTATTCCAGCATGTAAAAAACTTCGTAGAGGAGTATAACAATTCCCCTAGCAATGAGGCGTTGCAAATTTCTCTACAAAATGACAGAAATTTGACTGAAGATGAATTTTCTAAAATTTCCGAAATTATAAATAAATTTGGTACTCCGCAGCCTAATAAACAGTGGATTTTAGATGAAACCGAGAAGTTCTGTAAAGACAAGGCGGTGTATAATGCCATTGTTCAATCCATTCAAATCATTGATGGCAAAGATACAAAGTTTACCTCTGAGGCTATCCCAGATATTCTTAAGGATGCACTCGGCGTCAGCTTTGATAATAGTGTGGGTCATGACTATCTTCTGGACAGTGATAATAGGTTTGAGTTCTATCACAAACTAGAGGAAAGAATTCCATTTGATTTAGAATTTTTTAATAAAATCACAAAAGGTGGGTTGCCTAACAAAACATTGAACATTGCCTTGGCAGGTACGGGTGTAGGTAAGAGTTTGTTCATGTGTCATATGGCAGCAAACTGCTTGTCACAAGGTAAGAACGTGCTGTACATCACATTGGAAATGGCTGAGGAACGCATCGCTGAACGTATTGATGCCAATCTGATGAACGTCACTATGGATGATTTAAAGAATCTTCCTAAGCAGATGTTTGATGATAGAATTTCCCGAATCAAGAACAAGACAGAAGGACAACTTATCATCAAGGAATATCCTACAGCCTCGGCTCATACAGGACATTTCCGAGCCTTATTGAATGAATTGAGTTTAAAGAAGGAGTTCCGCCCTGACATCATTTTTGTGGATTATTTGAACATCTGTTCTAGTAGTCGTTTCAAGATGTCTGGCAGCGTGAACAGCTACATCTACATCAAGGGTATTGCAGAAGAACTTCGTGGTTTAGCTGTGGAGTTCAATGTCCCGATTGTGTCGGCAACACAAACCACACGAACAGGATATTCCAATAGTGATGTAGAACTGACTGATACATCAGAATCTTTTGGTTTGCCGGCAACAGCAGATTTTATGTTCGCCTTAATCTCTACAGAAGATTTACAAAAACTTGACCAAATTTTAATCAAACAATTAAAGAACAGATATGCCGATCCTAATCATCATAAGAGATTTGTGGTAGGAGTGGATAGAGCAAAAATGAAATTGTTTGATTTGGATATTCAGGCACAGAAAAGTGTTCTGAAAAATGACACTCCTGCCCCGACGGACACAAAACCTAATTTTATATCTTCAAAAACGTTTAACAGAAACTTTGAAAACATTAAAATATAAATATGGGAAGGTGTCTTAATCCAGGGGGAAATATGTACTTGGCAAGTAAGTTACACAAAGAGATAGAAAAGCATTTTCCTCCCAAAGAAGTCATTGGGCAGGAATTTACATATGGTCAAATTAGTAGACGTTTGAACAAAATCCTCCGACCCCTCAAGGCTCGGGGGAAAATTGTCCGAGATGTGAATTTGAAGAATAAATCAAATACCTCTCGACAATACTATTCTTTTTCTGGATATTACGATACTGGAAAAAAGAAAAATGCCATAATGATTAGAGTTC